TCTTTAGGAAAGTCATACTTAAACCCTATAGTATCTAATCCAAATTTATTAGGCTGCTCTACATACATGTATCGAACCTTATCACCGGAAGAAAGCTCTTCATATTTGTTACCTGTTTCTAACCTATTAAGCATATTATTATAATAATATGCAGACTTAACGTGAATCGGCATGCCTTTACAAGTACTAAACCCATTACACTGTGAAGAGTATTTTTCGTAATTTTTAACACCCATAACAAAAGATATTTCTTCTGGTGAGAGTGACTTAAATGTATCATATGATTCATTTAGTATCTTATTAGTCTCTTTAAGAGACTGCGTTGTAAGCATTGTCTCTATTATCTTCTTAGCATAGGGCTTAATTGCATTAGGCATTGTTGTACGTACAACCTCAACGCCAGTATATTTAAACTTATCTTCTTTGATACCCTCATCGTCAAGAATATGCATAACATAACGCTTCTTCTGTAGAAAGACTCCAACATCAGCGATACACTCTCGTTTAAATATAAATCTACTATCCTGTGTTAGTATCGCCTTTTCAGCCCACTGATTGATATTTACATTGAGATAGTCTTCAATCTCTTGAATTTTATCATACGTTTCTTTATGAACGTCTTTACCATCCCAGAACTTAATAATACCTGCGTCAACTAGCGGCGCAATAGAGATATAACCGGAGTCGGTATCATTATATACAATACACTGCTCTAGATCATGGTCTGTTATATCTGGTAACTCCTGCTTTAAGAACTGTTTAATGAATATATTTGATTGTTTAATAACCGCTTGACCGGTAAGGGTAACAGATGAAGCGATATCATCATCACCGATAGGAGCGCGTTTATTGCCCATATATCCATAACAACTATTAACGAGAATCTTAATAACCATCTGCTCTGTATTAAGTCTTTCTACCTCATACTTAAGCTCCGTGTTTTTTGGTTCCTTTTTATAGCGCTGCTTAACAATAAACAACCGCTTCTTAATTTCTACACGCTTATTATAGTAATATTCTAGAAACTCTGGTATGATACCTTTTTTCTTCTGCGTAAACAGGAAACCAGCTTTTGATAAAGCGCATTGTTCTTCTTTTAGAAACTTTGCAAAAGCCGGCCGATCTAAGTTGAACTGCTTACCAGATACGTGGTTGATAATAACCTTATCGTCAATAACATTAACCTTACCTACTTTCGTTTCAGGTGAAGTATTAAGCGATATCATTACATTTGGGTATAGTGAGTTCGCGTCAAAAGAGACTATATTATTCTTAAAGCCTCTCTTCGGCTCAGCGACATATGCACCCGGGTTTTTACCTTCTGCAGCAGGTCGTACGAAGGTTGAAAGTAACTCACCTCTATTACGCGCTCTAATACATAATGCACCGTTAATGACCTGTATAGTACCCATGGCACCCTCAAGTGTTGTTAGACCTACATATGAAAGCATACGCAGTAGAGACAAATATTGCAGTTTCTCTTCTAACCGGACGAGAAGGTTAACATCCTGAATGTTATAGTCTACAAATAGGTCCCAATCTCGTTGTGATAGTTCTGCTAGCCCCATATCACCAAAATCAACCTTCTTCTGACCTAATTCTATCTCACCAATTGCATCTAACTTATATGACTCACGCAGTTTAAGGCAGAAACGTCTATAGATATCTAGATAATCAATACATGCAATACCGTCAATATAGTACCTCTTTTTCTCTTGACCAAATTGGCCACGCATAACTCTAAAGAACGTGCCTCCTAGGGGTGATAATCTATTAACATACTCTTTACCTAAAATACGTTCCATTCTGTTTATAATATATGGTATATCAAAGCCTTCTGTGTTCCAGCCAGTAAGAACATCCGGGTAATCATCTTCTAGATACTCAAGAAACTTTATAAATAACTCTTGCTCATCAGCACAGTGTGTATAAACTACATCCGCTTCATCATTACCCTTATATGGATTTAGACCAAAGGTAAAAAACTTATTGCTAATGTTATCGTGGCATGTTATTACATTGACAGGGTGGGTAGGATCTTCTACGTTAGGGAAGCTATCTGGGCTGAAGGTTTCAATATCAAAAAAGCAAACCTTTAGCGGTTGAGTACTAAACTCTGGAGTTTCATTTTCTTGCCAGTATGTATCTAGCAAAAATTGTTGAGCCGCGGGTAAGTTCTCAAATACTCTCTTAACACCTGAATCTTGTAAGAATCTATTACGGTTAAATACATTCTCAAATGTTCTCTTGATTACCTTCGTACCATAAATTGACGTCTTATCACCTCGAGGGTCTTCAACATACAAATAAGGCTCAAAAGAGGTAGTCCGGACTACTCTATTACCATCACTATCCCATGTGAATAAAGAGCATATACCTTCACGGCTATTATAAACAACGTTTCTGTAGGACATCTACCATAGTATAACTACTTAATTCCACTTATCAAGTAGTTTTCTATCTGGAGAGCCATAAGGTGTGTTTAACACTTCAAGATGAGCGCCGATATTACTATCAAGCTCAAGGATTCGCTGCTCACCTATACCTCTAAGCTTATGTATATTACCATAATACTTACTACGGTTTCGCCAGTTGAGTATCGTATCAATCTTATCGCTAAATTCTTCAATTGTACTAAATCTAAGTGACTCAGGCGCAGATGAATATGTAACCATATCTTGACATAGACAGGGAATGCCTAATGTACATGCCTCAATAAACTTTATATCACTTTTAGCTCTGTTAAAATTATTATCTTCTAGAGGTGCGACCATTAACTGAGCATTTAAACCACTAATAAATCTCGGGTAGTTATGTAGGTTCTGCCAGGGGTAAAACTCTATTTTGTTTTGCTTAACTAAATCTACCAGCTGTGGAGGAAACGACCCAACAAATATCCATTGATACTTATCTATAGTACGTCTAACGAAATCACGAACTAAAGAAAAATCGTCTTTACCTCCGGTTTTATTATCAACGTCATAATGAGCTCCAGAACCAGTATATAGGATACGTGGCTTTCTTTTATTTTTTTCAAATTGCGTTGCAACAGCCTTACCGTTAAATAAGTGACCCATCCAAAAGTCAGGTACAAAATTCGGAATAACGGTTATGTTTTGATGACCAGTTTTTTCCTGGTATAGCTGTTTCATAAATGGACAAGTGACTGTAACTTCATCGCACATGTTTATAATATCAATACAGTTTTGACGCACTTCTTCATTATCAAACGCAAATTTAAATTTATTATAATCGGGAATCTCCTCCTTAAAAACAACGTCATCAACCTCATATATAAGTTTAAACCCTGCATCCTTCTGAACATTTTTAAGGTGAGATATAAACTTCTTCTGCGATGATGAAGCTTGCCTTTGAACCCTAACAGCTTTTACATTATGATAAAAACGAGGATCTGCTACCATAGCAGTAATAGAGTGAGATACGCCACGACCAGTAGCATTAATTACTTGCTCAGGCCATAAAATACGCCAGTGCCCACAACCTGAAAGATCAGCAAGATAATTAATGTATCTCGGTAAACTATTTTCTCTTGGAGCTGGTTTATTATTAGCACCTTTTGCTTGAGGTTTAGGTTGCAGCGGAGCTACAGGAAATGCCCTAGAAAAAGGTGAAGGATTTGGATTAATCATCATATTATATAGGTTAAAGCTCAACGTAATCAACACGTTTTGTTATACCGTTTTGCTTCTGCAAGTATATAACATCACCGGTGACTGCTTTGACTGACTCTTTACGATGTGATATAACAATTGAACACTCGTCTAACTCTTGTACCCTATCTTGTAAGATTTCTGTTATAAGTTCGATACCTTTTTCATCGAAAGAAGAATCAAACAGCTCATCATAAATAGCAATATTATACTTAACTCCACCTTGCATACGTCTTATATCAGAAAATGTAAATAGGCATGCTAAGTCAATCGATTTACGTTCAGCTCCGGAGAAGTTGAAGTAAGAACATACCTTATTTTTTTCATTTAGAATTTCTTCTTCGAAGTACTCGTTAAATACACAAATAGAATTTGAATCCAGCTTACGTAAGTAGTGTAGCAACTTACTATTAAGCAGATCTAAGAGTTTATTAACAATATACGACTTAACACCCTCCTCAGATACAATATACTTTACAATATCGAGCTTTGATATTTGTTTACGGTATTTATCTATATTGATATTTGAATTATTAATACGCTCTGTTGTATCGTTAATTAAATCATCGAAATCTGTTTGTATATCTGCAACAGCCTTTAAATCAACCTTAAGTTCTTCCTGCCAACTAGTTAATTGATCCAGTCTAAGCTTAACGTTCTGTCTTTTCTGCTCTGTAACTCTTGACTCGGATAACATATTATTATACATACTAATATTATCCTGTATCCTTTGTTTTATACTTTTAGCTTTTAGTAAGGAGGAATGCACATCCTTTATATCGATAATTATATTATCAATCTTACTTGAAAGTTGAGCCTTCTCTTGCTCAATATTTTTTATATCATGTTCTTCGATTGACCTTAAGCACACAGGACACTTTTCATCACTAGTTCCAATCTTTGCAAGTATTTCTTTAGAGTGATCTACCTTAGCTTTTTTTGTACTTATGTCTGTAACGTACGAGGTAATTTTAGTATCACAAGTCTCAAGTTTACTTTGCATTAAATCGATATTAACTTGTATATCTGCTTCTCTGTCGACTATAAGATTACTTAGCTCTTGATTAAGGTCTGATATTTCTGTCTCATTATTTTGCTGTCTAGATAAGTATGTTTGCTTTTTTTCTTTACGTCTATTTAAAGTTACTTCCTTTTGTCTAGCATAATTCTTAAGGCTTGTCTCTATTTCCTCATACTTTGCCATTTCT